AAGGAAGGTAGGTGCTTCAATCCAAGCTGCTGAACCTACGTGAGCACGCTCAGATAGGGTCTCTTCAGCTGGCTTCTGCCATACTGGTGCATTTCTGTTTGGACGACCAGGAGCTGCAGCAAAGCCGCTCATGATGCCCTTCTGGAAATCGGTTGGAACGTCAGTGTCAGTTGCAATACCTTCTTCAAAACGAAGAGGACCACGACGCTCTGGATTGTCGGACATCTTCATTTCGTAAGTCTGAGGTGCGCGTTCTGGGAACTGTGGTTGTGGGGCGATACCCATGGGAACTCCTTAAAAGTTAAATTGGAAAGGAACTAGTATTTCCAATATCTAGTTTGGCTGTTTTATAGAAATATTTCATAGTCAACTCAAATTTTTAGAAAAAAGCTGAATTTGATACTTCAACCTCTGGCATAACTAGGGACTGGGTTAGAGAACAAGCAATAGCCAAAGAATCAACAAAGTCATCGTGAGCATAGGATTCATCCGGTGCTTCAACTATGAAGTTTGGTCCTTTATATTTTATTTCAGCATCTGTCATTTGCTGGATAAAACGTTTATGTACTCTTAGTCTACGGGTTTTTGCATGGTTTGGGTAGCTAAGCGACCTTCTTTGGATTAAAGCTTGCAAATGTTTAAATCTCTTAGACTGCTCTGTTTGAGATGATGTTAGTGGAAATACGTCGGAACGACCCAGAAGCAGCTTAAGACGCTGGGCTACTGCGTCACCAACACCGTTTGCGTCAACTCCAACAGCAAGAACATCGTAATTAGATAGGAAGTTTACAATCTGGAAGTACTGTTCTTCCCAGTCATCTCCTTGGATTTCTAGCCAATTGAGGATTCTATGGTCAAAATAGCCAAACTCATCAGGTCTATCCCAGTCCACCCAGACGACAGTGACAACGGTTGAGTCCATTTTTCTAGCGGGGTCGATTCCAACGACAACAGGGGTTTTATGCCATACTTTGACGAGCTCTTGAGATGTGTCACCAAGTTCATCCAATAGTGAAGTCGTGACAAACATACCACGTTCAAGTAGCCATTTGCAGTTGTACGACATTTGGAACTCATCTGAGTCTTCTCCAATTCTTAGCATCTCTTGCTTAATAAATGTTTTGTAGTTTGTGTTGACCTTAGATACATCACGCCAGTCCCACTGGAAGTGGTTCTGTCTACGACCTCTTTCAGTCTGAAGTCTTTTATTCAATTGAATAGCTTTATAAAAATTATTTTTAGAAGTTGTAGGAGTACCCGTCTTTACCATGATACCAGCATAATAAGCCAACATAGGAGCAATAGACTTAGATACTACAAAGTCATCGGCTTCCTGACACTCATCAATAACAATAAGGTGGAAAGACTTAGATTCAATCTTGGCTCGTGGGTTAGCGGTCATCATTGTGATGCTACTGCCTGAATTTTTTAGTCTAACCATTCTAGTTACACCACCAATTTTGGCAGCCTGGTCATCAATCTCAGGGTCTCCAAGTAGCTCCTGAGCTCTTTCGGAAGTCAACCGGCTAACGGTACGTCCAAACAAGGTTTCTGCCTGTCCTTCCGTGGGAGCAAACAAACCTACCCAAATACCATTTTTATATTTATCTAGAAGCTCTGGGTATAAAACAGATAGCTTGGGAAGAAGCACCATAAGCGTGGCTACTGTGTTTGCAATAGTCTCAGATTTTCCTGACTGACGAGAAGCTAGGGCTGTAATCTCATCACCTTTACCGATAAGCACTGCCTCAATAATTCTTCTGGCTAGTGGAGCTTGGTAGTCGTGAAGTGCGTGACCAACAAGACCATCCATAAAAAGCATTATCTTGTCAATTAATCGGTCAATGAAATCTTGAGAAAAAACATCTTCTTCTTCCTCTTCTTCAAAAGGAAACTCATCTTCACCATCTAAATTTCGGTAATACTCTGGGTCAATCTCTTCAAATTGAGGTTCTTCATCTTCTGGGTCTAAGTCCCATAGAGAAGTATCTACTGCCTCATAATTTTCATACTCTTCGTATTCTTCATCTTCTGAATTCATTAAACCCTCTTCTGTAATTCTTTAATAATAGCTACTAAGGCCTCTGCTCCCATAAGAGCTTCATCAAGAGCAAACTCACTTTTATCACGCTGATGGTGAGTAATCTCTTTTCCAATAACATACAGGGCATTTTCAGCCCACATTATTAAATCAGACGTCCCAATCCCAGACACCCTCTTCTCTAGCTTTGTGGGCTGGCGGTGTCCATCCTTCTTCAAAATCTTCATCAGTTAATATCCGTCCTTGTATCGCGTTATTTAGTGCCGACTCTTCGTCTTGTTGTTGTCCAGTCCATTTACCAAAGACCACTGCTTTGTTAAAGGGCAGCCTAAAAATTAATGGTGTTGATGTACGGAATGGATACTTAATTTCTTGAGTCCATCCCCGTACTACTAGTTTATATCCCCATTTTACAGGAAAGTCTATAAACTGTACAAATCTTTTAGTTCCGATATCGTGTGTCCGTGGCATATGTTCCTTATGGTGTTCTTCGTTTTCCTGCGTTTCTATTTGGGTTGTACCCAGCTTTTTTAGCTGCTGCGTTTAAATTACGCTTACGTCTAGCTCTAGTGTTTTGTCCTGAACCGGCAACTTCTCTGCCTTTATAAGTATAAGCTTTACCAGTAGCGGGATTTACTCTAGCAGTGCGTTCTCTATTATAAATCTGAACTGTTCTAGCTGCTTTATATAGGAAATCTTGAGCTTTTTGGCTTAATGCACTCATATCTGCAGGACCATGTTTATATGATAGAAGTTTACCGTCAATAGCCTGACCACCGTTTTTAGTTTTACGGTTAAGCATTGGGCCCTTTGAAAATGAGTCGTGGAACTCAATCCATACAGATGGGGGTACATCATAATAATTATAAAAGGTTCCATCACGGAACACAACTGTAAGTACACCAGTATCTTCATCAGGGTTATAGTCGTAACCTGCGGCCACTGTTCTAGGGCGTCTCCAGTTTGTTGTTGATGTTGGTAAATCGTACAAGGCTGAAGGAGCTACTGCCGTACCTTTAAACGTCCATCCAGTTTTTTTACCTCTAGTTCTTTCAGGAGTTTCATAACCACTATTTAAATAAGAGTCTGCTGTAATACCTAAATCATATGGACGTAATTGTCCGTAAGGTGTAATTCCAAACTTTAAAAAGTCTGCTGCTGACTCCACTCCTTGATAATTTAGGGTGCTTTCAATTACCTGGTTTTTATTTTTAAATTGAGTGTTATTAATATTAAAAATAGCTTGTTGAATTTCAGCTTGTCTAGAAGCTGTGGTTTGAGATGCTAGGCCACCAAGAAAACCACGTTCATCATACGTTTCTCCAAGAATATTGGCAGCTGTTTCAAGCACATCGTAATCTTGATATTCTGCCATTTGACGCAGAGCGCCTTTAGATATTCCAAGTTGTTCACCTACAGGGTCAAATGCCTGAACGCCCGAACTCTGCAACGCAAGTTTACCTTGGTTGCTAGAGTTCAGGCGTTCAGCCATTATTTAAATTCCTTTAACTATTAAGCCCAAGGAGTAATTGTAATTGCGGTTCCCGGTGCAATGCTTGCAGCATTAGCAGCAACGCTCTGGCTTAGCACGGTTCCTGCAAGACCAACAACTGTACCAGTCTGACCAGTCAGAGCCTTAACAGTAGTCTTACCTGTAGTAATTACTACAAGTGAGTTAGCAGTTGAAGTTGCATCTACAACCCATGTACCATTGACGTCTGCATCAATACCTGCAACAACAACTTGCTGACCAGCAACAAATCCATGTGCGTTACCAACAGTTAAAGTTGCAAGAGTTGTACCCGCTGTACGAGCTACTGCAGTAACAGCAAGCTTTACAGTTCCAGCAAGACCAGTCTTAGCGGTAGTCTTACCTGTAGTGGTAACCACAAGTGAGTCGGTAGTTGTAGCAGCAGCTACTGTCCACTGACCATCTACATCAGCATCTGCGGTACCTAGGCGAACATCTACTACCTGACCAGAAACAAATCCGTGAGCAGTAATAGGTAGTGTTAGTGCAGTTGTGCTAACAGTACGAGTACCAGCAGTAAACGCTTTAGTTGCAGTTACTGCGGTTGCAGTGGTAATAGTGTTAACTTCACCCTTTAGGCCACTCTTAATAGTTCCAGTAGAGTTAATACCAGTGGTGTCAGCAGCAGTAAACGCAGCGGAGCTAGTAATGGTTACATAGCCAGTTCCGTTACCAGTTACAGTCCACTCACCAAGAACATAAGTAGGAACCTTGACTGGAGAGCTAGCTGCTGGGGTACCAGCTACAATTGTAATCTTGCTGTTTAGTGGGTAGTTAACATCTGCGTTAGATGCGTAGATGTTAGCGCTGCTAGTGCTTGTTGCGTTAACACGAGTAATGTCAGCAAATAGCTTGACGAAACCAGCATCTTCAAGTGCGTCAATAGCAAGAGCAGTTGTCTTACCAAGAACTGAAGGTACCTTGATGTAGTCAACTGTAGTGCTAGTGTCGGCACCACGGGTTCCTTGGTAGAATCCGTAGCTGTCTTTTGCTCCGATGTCGTATGAAGGGTAACCATTGTAAGCTCCAACAGCAGTATTGTGAACGCTTACAGTTGGGTCAAGTAGGGTGGACGGAAAAGTGTTTCCGCTGTTTGTAGGGTTATCATAACGGTCATCGTTAGGCTGCATAGGGAAATTACCCCATACAAAATCAACTTGAACGTTTGATTTGTCATCCAATGAATGACCGTTATTATTTGTTGTGGTTCCAAGACCATTAACAATTGGCATATTTATTCTTCTTCCTGATTGCAATCATGGGTGTATAACTCATTCTCGTAGAGAATATCTGTGCAGTATCTACAACGAAACATACGGACATCATCTAGTGCTTCGTGTAAGGAGTCGGATTCTGGGAAATCATCTTCTGCTCTGGGATTCTGCGCGAAAATCTCAGGAGGAAATGGTCCACGAGGAGTTGAGTAGCCGTTAGGGACGGCGTGTCCCTGAACAGCGAACTTACGAATGAGAGGCATTTACCCAACCTTCTTTAAGTCTAATACTAGAGTGCAGCATTTTAACATATTTTTCAGCCTAAATTTAAACCACTTGTATATAGGGGTTTACGGTGTTTAGTGTGCTAAGTTCTTCTCTTGTAGGTGTCTGTGAGTTCTTTCCTAGTCCACCTCTACGAACATAAGATTTAGTAATAGGAGCATTATATCTTGCAGTTGGAGTTTGAGATGTAGTTTGAATAGTTTTAATTACTCGGTTATTAGGCTGCATAAGTTGTTGGCGAGATAGAGCAGAGTTGTACTCTAAATGGCTATTTTTCCATTCAGCATAAGCTGGGTTTGCAACGGTTCTTCCGTTAACTCTTCTTCCAATAGGGGGAGCTGTTTCTGATGGTTTACCAACAGGTAACTCAGGTCTCCATGGAACGTTGCTTCTTTGGAATGTTCTGGCCCTTCTTTCAGGAACAATTTTCCCATTAGCGTCCCTAACAAAACTAATTCTAGGTTTAACTCTAGCCTGGCTTTCAAATCCAGATTTAACTGGGCCAACTGCTCCTCCACCAATACGATACATATCAGTATCATGTCTAGCATCAGCTACTTTTCGTCCCAGAGCTGCTAAAGGACGTGTTCTTTTAATTCTATCTTGAGTTTCTTGCATTACTTGAGAAACAGGTTTAGCAGGTCTACTGCCTGTCCATTTTAAAAATTGTTTACTACCCTTCTTGAGTAGTGGGCTTCTCCCAATTCCTCCGCCTTTGCCCTGAGAAGTTGCTAAGTGGAATCCTGCGGTCTTAGGTGCACTAGCCATTTATTTGCTCCTCAATCTTTTCAAAACGAGCGTTTCCTGTTTCAAGTCTAGCATCAATTTGCTCTAGCTTCTTTTCAACTCGATTAAGGGCATCTTTCATAGAAGAGCCGCCGTTACGCTTCAACTCACCGTCAATGCGGTTTAAGCGCTCCATGACACCTGGCACGGCGGAACGACCAGGTGCTGCCGGTTCCCCAGCCCAATCTCTGTGGAAATCATCCCAGGCATCCATAGCAGCGTGTATACGGTCGCATACCGGCTTTAGAAGCCTCCAAAGCAATCCGAGTGCAGTTCCGACTGTTATGACGCCTGCGGCCCAATAAAGGACGATTTGGTCCATATTATCCTCGTCTTTTTCCTACTCTGTATCCTCCACCAAAACCCTCTCCAATAGGGCGACCAGGCTGAGCCCACGAAATTTGTGAGCTAAGAGCTGGATGTCCTAGGGAGCCTTGCATTTTTACTTCTTATCTAGAACTGCAAATAGGTCATCTAGCTGGCTAATGTCAGCAGTGACCAAGTTCTTTACCTTGCCGTAAGTAACGTGTAGGTGTGCGCCAGTAGATGCTGTACCTGATGGGGTATCCTTACCTCCACCAACTTCACCTACAACAGTTACACCAGAAACGACCTTGTCGCCCTGCTTTAGTGGGCTTGGCTTTGCTAGGTGTGCGTAAAGAATAAAGTGACCATCGTAAGTAGACTGAATTAGGATGTTGCCTAGGACGTTAGTCCAGCCTGTCTCCATAACAGTTCCACCAGTGATAGCCTTGATTGGGCTGTGTGCGGCTACTGACCAGTCAACTCCACGGTGTGGGTTTGTG